CGGGCGTTACATGGTTAAGGCTGGCGGTTCAGCTGCTCGCGGTATCTCCAAGCCAGAGACGGTCTTCGTAGACGAGACTCGGGAACTTAAAGACGAATCCACGTGGGCCAGCTTGCGTTACACCATGATGGCGGCGAAGAATCCGCAGCTCTGGACGCTGTCGAATGCGGGAGATCAACATTCCATCGTTCTTAACGGACTTCGTGAGCGTGGCATGAGCGCGTCGCCTACGGACGATATCGCTTACTACGAATGGAGTTCTAACTACGAGAAGATCGACGACTCTAAAGCGTTCTGGGCTGGAGCTGCGAAAGCTAATCCCGCGCTAGGCCACACTATCCACATCGATAACATTCGAGCAGTTCTCAACGATCCGCCAGACGTCGTAAAGACGGAAGTCTTATGTAGATGGGTCGCCACGATCTCGGCAGCTATTCCAGCCGAAGAGTGGAATCAGTGTGGAGAAGAAGGCTTAGAACTTGATCCAGAGAAAACGACTTGGCTCGGAATCGACGTAAGTCCGAATCGTCGCGACGCTGCATTAATGGCCGCCCAACAGATCGACGACGAGAGATTCTTCGTAAAGCTGTTACATACATGGCATAACCCGATCAACTTGGACGATAGGGCGATCGCGAACGACATCGCTCCCTACACAAAGCAGTATCCAGTCGAGACAGTGGCTTATTCTAAGAGAACGGCTTCGGCTATAGCTGCGCGGTTAGTTCCCGCTGGGATACCTATCTCAGACATCGATGGCGCACTCTACGGCCAAGCTTGCGATGAATTGTTAGGAGCGATCACATCGAAGAGATTACGACACGACCCGAAACAGGCAGAATTATCCAAGCAGATCTTATCAGCTGCGAGACTTCCGTTCGGAGATGGTGGCTGGACTATCGGGCGGAGAGCTTCACAGTCGACTGTCTGCGCGACGGTTGCCACTGCATTAGTCACGCACTACGCGACACGCCCAGCGACGGATCTTGACATCATGGTGGGCTAGGTGTAACGGCTTCTCTAGAATTGGCGCATGGGATTTAGAGATCTATTCGTTCCGACGGTTAAAGCCGCGACTCCTGGGTCTTCGATTAGTATCGAAGCTGCGGAGTCTCTGTACCCTGTAAATACTCTTAATTCGCTTGGCGGTTATTACTTTATGGGTAATCAAACCGCTACACGAACAGAAGCGATGGGCGTTCCAGCTATGGCTCGCGCGCGTAACATAATCTGCACCACTATCGGATCTTTCGGAATGCACACTCGCAACGTCGCAACAGGCGAAAAGGTGCAACAGCCGCGTGTCATTAATCAGCCAGATCCAAGAATCGCGGGATCGGCGTTCTGGTCATGGCTGGCCGAAGATATTCTCTTTTACGGTTACGGTTACGCGCGTGTAATGCAACGCTACGCGGACACTGGTCGCATTCAAGCGATGGAAAGAATCGATCCTCTTCGTGTAACTGTTACTACTAACGGCAACGGAACAGAGATCGACGGTTACGCTGTTGATGGAATTGCAATAGATCCCAGCGAATTAGTCGTCTTTACTGGACTCGATGAAGGAATCTTAAATCGCGCTGGCCGCACTATTCGCGCAGCTTCCGCGTTAGAGAAAACAGCTTACGACTTCGCAATCGATCCGAATCCTCAAACTATCCTAAAGAACTCTGGCGTAGCATTACCGAAAGATCGCGTAGCTGCATTAATCGCAGCCTTTAAGAATCGCACATCGAAGGCGGTTACATTCTTAAACGGCGACGTGTCGATCGAGACTGTCGGTTATGATCCTAAGAACTTACAGCTCAATGAAGCTCGCGGCTACTTAGCTTTAGAACTATGCAGAGCCGCCGGTCTTCCCGCTTATTTCGCAAGTGCAGAGCCAAACAGCTTTACTTACTCAAACGCAGTTAGCGAACGTCGTTCATTAGTAGATTACTCACTTCGTCCTCTTATGACCTGTATTGAACAGCGAATGAGCCTTAGCGATTTCACTCCACTAGGACAAGACGTTAAGTTCGATCTCGACGACTTCTTACGCGGCAATCCAATCGAACGCGCACAAGTTTACGAAATACTAAATCGAATTGGCGCGATGAGCGTCGATGAAATCCGCGAAGAAGAGGATCTACTTCTATGAAAATCACTACACCAATGAACATCACAGCGGCAGATTCTAACTCTCGCACAATTAGCGGGCGGATCGTCGCGTTCGAGGAAGAAGCGAACGCTTCTACTGGAAAGGTCGTTTTCGCGAAAGGTTCGATCGCTGTAGCTAACGTAAAACTCAATTTAGAACACGATCGCACTCGTCCAATCGGTAGAACTATGGACATGAAACTAAACGAAGATTCAATCGACGCAGTGTTTAAGATTACAAACACGACAGCGGGAACAGACGCACTTACAGAAGCGATGGACGGACTACGCGATGGATTCTCGATCGAGTTAGCTGTAGACGATTACATCATGCAGAAGGACGGAACTATGCGCGTCCTTGCTGGAGAATTAACTGGCGTCGCTCTCGTTACAGAGCCAGCGGTTCGCTCAGCTCGCGTAAGTGAAGTAGCTGCAACAGAAGGCGAAGAAGTCGCCGAAGAGATTTCCGATTCCACAGTGGAAGAGGAAGTAACACCAACAACAGAAGGAGACGAAGTGGACAACACCGTCACAAACGCGGAAACCGTCGAGACGGTCGAAGCTGCTCAGTCAACAACAGCCGCAGCGAAACCAATCGTAGGCGGATCATTCACAAAGCCACGCTTAGAGTTCACAGCTGCTAAGTACGTCGAGAACACAATTCGCGCAGCGATGGGCGACGATCAAGCTCGCCAGTACGTTCTCGCAGCCGATAACACCACGGACAACGCGGGTCTAGTACCTACTCGCCAGATGGCCGAGGTAGTTAACGGACTTTCAACTACTATCCGCCCATCTATCGACGCAATCTCTCGCGGAACACTTCCAGACGCTGGAATGACTTTCGAGATCCCTAAGATCACCGCAGCTCCTACAGTGGCAGTTACAGCCGAAGAGGGAACTCCATCAGACACAGATCAGAACTCAGCTTTCATCACTGTAGACGTTAAGAAGTTCGCGGGACAGCAGACTTTCTCAGTCGAGCTTCTTGATCGTACTTCTCCAGCGTTTTTTGACGAGCTCATCAGAAATATGGCCGCTGCCAAGGCTAAGGCCGAAAATGCTTACGTCAATGGCCTACTAATCTCAGGCGCAACACTTGACGGAACTACTACTACTACTTATCCAACAGCTGCAGAGCTTCTTGGAATTATCTCTCGCGGAGCTGCTTCTGTTTACGGAGCAACAGCTGGACTTCCACGTCCATTCGCGAAGTCACTTATCGCGTCAACTGGTCAATGGGCTAACCTAATGACTCTTAACGACTCAGGTCGTCCGATCTATAACGCTTCACAGCCAAGCAACGCTGGCGGCGTAGTTCGTCCAGATTCACTCGTCGGAAACGTTGCGGGCTTGGATCTATTCGTAGATCCAACTAACGCGGGCGATGGCGATGGAACTCTTCTCGTCGTTAATCCAGACGCTTACACATGGTACGAGGGACCTACTTTCCGTCTTCGCGCGGACGTAATCGCTTCTGGCCAGATTACAGTCGGTTACTACGGTTACGGCGCACTAGCTACAAAGATCGCAGCTGGCGCATTCAAGAATAACAAGGCGTAATCCGAACACATCAATCATCGGCTAGTTCGCTCCCGAGCTAGTCGAGCAGTAGAAGGGAAGAGCTAATGCCAGCAATTATTACAGCGTCACAGCTGCGATCCGTCCTAGGCGTTAGCTCTTCTCTCTACGATGACAATTATTTAAACGACATCATCGACACGGCAGAACAGGCGATCTTGCCGCTTCTTATTCAGAACTCGACAGCTATTGTCGAATACAAACTCGACACAAACGTAGCGACCTTTTACACTCGACGCGTTCACACTTTCGTCGTAGGTCAGTCGATCGTCGTAACTGGACTCCCAGCTCCATTCACAGCTACTCACACAGTTACAGAGATTACAGATTCTTCATTCTCGGCGGCTCTTACTTCTTCCGACGTAACACGTCGCCACATAATTCCGAACGGAACAGCAACACTTAGCGGTTATTCAGCGGCGACTCTCTACGTCGGAAACGCGTCGATCGAGTCCGCTATCTATGCAGTGTCCATCGAAGTCTTTCAATCTCGCACAGCTGCGGGCGGTCAGATCGAAGGGCTAGATTTTGCTTCGAGTCCCTATCGCATGGGGCGCAGTCTCTTAAATCGCGTCGTAGGCCTCTTGGGTAATTACATCGACGTCGACACGATGGTCGGATAATGCCAGCCAGCTCGATCTTATCTAGCGTCCGAACTCCACTAAAGACAGCGATCCAAGGAGTAGCGGCTAACACTTACGACTCAGTTCCAGAATCTCCGATCGTTCCGTTCGCTGCAATCGTTCCGAACGTACCTTACTTACAGCCCAGCTTCTTAGGTAAAGGGAACGTAAAGCTAAAAGTAAATCTAGTTATGACTGTGGGCGTGGCTATGTACGACAATCAAAGCGCACTCGATAACTGGGAGAAGCTGGTAATTAGCATTCTGGCGGCTATACCGTCAGGGTATGAAGTCGGAGACGTATCGAATCCGATTCCGTTAAACATAGGCGCGTCAGAGATTCTCGCGGGTGAGATTCAGCTGGCGACTTATTACACCCAAACAAACTAAGGAGAAAACAATGGCCACGACCGTCATTACTGGACGCGATCTCGCTATGACGATCGCGACTAAGAACTACGACGAACAAGCTACAAGCGCAACACTTTCAGCCGACGTCACTATCGAAACTTATAACACACTTTACTCGAAGGCTTACAAGTCGATCGATTCACAGTGGACGTTCGACGTTGAAATGCTCGCAGACTGGGGCGCAGCGGATTCACTCTGCGAAGCTCTATGGACAGCGGCAGAGACAGCTCCTAACACGACTCTAGCGGTATCGCTAACAGCTGTTACAGGCGCAGTCTTTGCGTTCAACGTTCTACCAATTTTCCCAAGCGTGGGCGGAACATCGCCAGACGCTCAGACTGTTAGCATGAGCTTTACAGTCGTGGGAACACCTACAGAGACATTCAGCTAAAACTAACTATCGGGAGCGAACATGAAACTAAACATAGAGATCGAATACTTCTCAGGAGAGGTCGCTACATTCGTGGCGGCTTCTCCCGAGTGGTCGAAGTGGGAAAGTAAAACTGGTAAGACTATCCAGCAAGCCGAATCTATCGGAGTGAACGATCTTCTCTTCTTAGGCTATCAAGCCATGAAGCGAGAAGCTGCGGGAACTCCATTAAAGCCTTACGAGGTCTGGATCGAGACGGTGGCGGAAGTTCGAGCGAGTAGCGCAGTCCCAAAAGTTATCCCGCTGGAAGCTTAAATCGGCTTATCGTCGAGCTAGCCATCGCGACCCAAATCCCGATGAGCGAGTGGCAGACAGCGGAGCAGATCCTCACAGCTATAGAGATTCTGGAGAAACGGAATGGCAAGTAAGAAGGGCGTCTACTCGATAGAGGTCGAGCCAGCCGCGCTTAAAAACTTGATCCAGACTCTTAATCTTCTCGATAAAGACTCACAGAATGCAATCCGCGACGCAGCTCTTCCACTATCGAAGCGTCTAGCTGGACAATTATTACAATTCTCACAGAGCGCGCCAGCTCCACAGACTAAGTTAGTGGCTCAGACGATCGTAGCTAAAAGAGATCGTCTTATTCGCGTGGACATAGGCGGCTCGAAGAAGGTCGGTCGTAAATACGGCGGAGAAGCTTCTAAGAGCGGTAAAGGTAACAAAGTCCGACAGGGCGCAGCTCCAGCGGGCGCGCTTCTCTGGGGAACAGAATACGGAAGCAGTCGCGGAACGGACTCACTAGGTCGCGCGTACACAGACAGATTTAAGGCTCCACAGAATAAGAAGGGCTACTGGATCGCTCCAGCGGTTGACTATTACACGCCTATAGTCGCGAAGGAATACATCGACATAGTTCAAGCAATAATAAAGAGTAAGGGTCTGGACTAATGGCTGGCATTCCAAAAGTAAAGATAACTTTCGACGCGGACTTCGACGAATTAAAGAAAGGCGTCAAAGGCGCGACAGATGAAGTCGAAGGCTTCGGATCTAAGGTCGCAGACTTCGGAAAGAACGCTGCGGCTGCTTTCGCTATTGCTGCCACAGCTGCGGCCGCTTATGCTGGAAAGCTTCTCGTCGATGGAGTTCAGGCTGCCATCGCAGACGAACAGGCGCAGATCAAGCTCGCCACATCGTTACAGAACACTACTGGCGCAACAGACGCCCAAGTAGCGGCAGTAGAAGCCCAGATTCTAAAGACTTCTTTACTTACTGGACTCACGGACGAACAGCTTCGTCCATCGCTAGATCGACTCGTCAGAAGTACGAAGGACGTCGAAGAAGCCCAGAAGCTTCAATCTTTAGCGATCGACATCGCAGCGGGCAGCGGTAAATCTTTAGAAGCTGTCTCGAATGCTTTAGGTAAAGCTTACGAAGGCAATACTTCGGCTTTAGGAAAACTTGGAGTCGGAATTAGTTCTGCGGAATTAAGTTCGCTTAGCTTCGAAGAAGTTACAGAAAAACTTAGCGATACTTTCGAGGGACAGGCTTCTAAGCAAGCGGACACTTTCGCGGGAAAGATGGATCGTCTTAAAGTCGCATTCGATGAAGGTAAAGAGACAGCGGGATCATTCGTCCTAGACGCTATTACTCCACTGGTAACTTTATTCGTCGATAAAGTAATTCCAGTTATCTCAACCTTATCGACGGACATCGGCGAAAAGCTCGCGCCAGTGTTTACAGACTTAGCCAAGATCTTTAAGGAAGACGTTCTTCCAATTCTTAGCGCGTGGTGGACATTCTTAAAGGACACTGTAATTCCCGGGATTCAGAAAACAGTTCAGCCAATCATCGAGGGACTATTCGAGGCATTCGATTCAATCGCAACAGCTATCGGCGATAACGAAGAAAAGTTAAAGCCACTCTTCAAGTTATTTAAGTCAGTGGCCGAGTTCGTCGCCGAAACACTGGCTCCAGCTCTAGGCGAAATCTTAGGCGCAGCTCTTAAAGTAATTGGAAAAGTTATCGGCGGTCTCGTTGATGGCTTTGCTTCGTTAGTCGGATTTATTACCGACGTCGTAAGTGGAATTAAGTCCATCGTAAGTCTTGTAAAGAATAATCCGATCGTGAAGGGTATCGGTGGACTCATCGATAGAGTCTTCGGCGGCGGTAAAGCTGCGGGCGGAGCAGTCTCTTCAAGTAAGTCTTACATCGTAGGCGAGCGCGGCCCCGAGCTATTCTTGCCAAACACTAGCGGAATGATCGTTCCGAATAACAAACTAAGCGGTGCTGGCGGAAGCGTCTATAACATCACGGTAAACGGCGCGATCGATTCAGAAGGTACAGCTAGAACGATCGTCGATCTTCTTAATCGCTCAAACGCGAGAGGGACTTTAGGAGCTAATAGACTGGCCTTTACGCCATGAGCCAATGGACGCCAGTCTGGTCAGTTCTCATTGATGGCGTCGAGTATCGCGGCGTAACTCTGGCGAATCTATCGATCCAATCTGGGCGGACAGACATCTACAGCCAAGCGGTAGCGGGCTACTGTAACGTTCAGATTATCAACCTAGACGGATCTCCAGTCACGGCCGAGATCAATTCGGGAATTACTATCTTCGTCGAGGACTCAACTTCTACGCCAGTGGCTATCTTTGGCGGAAGTATTACAGACATCATTCTATCCGTGTCTTCGGCTGGTAATAATGGCATGAGCCAGACGGTAGCTATTACAGCTCTTGGAGCTTTATCTCGTCTGCCTAAGATTATTACAGAAGGAATCCTTACTAAAGACTTCGACGGAGATCAGATCTACTCAGTCTTAGAAGGTCTTCTTTACGGAGCATGGAATGAAGTTCCAGCCGCTCTCACGTGGGCAGCTTATAATCCGACTACGACATGGGCTAACGCGGAGAACAGCGGAGTAGGTGAGATCGATCGCCCAGGCAATTACGAACTTACAGATCGCTCGGCCGACGCTACAGACGCTTATTCTTTAGTCGCAGCTTTAGCTACTTCTGGACTTGGTTACATCTATGAAGATTCTTCTGGACGGATCGGGTATGCGGACAGTACACATAGAGGCCAGTATCTAGCCACGAACGGTTATGTAGACCTTTCAGCTGGGGAAGCTTTATCTTCTGGACTACAAACAGCTACGAGATCGGGCGATGTCCGTAACTCAATTACAATTACTTATAAGAATGGGCAACAGGTAAGCGCGACGGAGTCTGCTTCTATTGCCACTTATGGCTTACTGTCTCAAAACATCTCGACGTCGCTGGAGAATGGATCAGACGCTACGAGTCAGGCAGCGTTCTATTTAGCTCTTCGCGCTTACCCTAGAGCTAACTTTAACTCGATTAACTTCCAACTAGGTAACTCGAACATGAGCGACAGCGATCGAGACGCTCTTATTAAGGTCTTCATGGGATTACCTGTAAACATCGCAGACTTACCGCTTAACATGGGATCGAATTATCAAGGCTTCGTAGAGGGCTGGGCGTTCTCGGCTGGTTACAACTCTTTGGACGTAGCTCTCTATTTAACGCCTTTAGCTTATTCCCTAGAAGCGTTCCGCTGGAATAACGTTGCGCCTTCCGAAACTTGGAACACTCTTAGCCCTACACTAAACTGGTTAAACGCGACGATAGTTGCATAAAGGAGACATAGATGGCAACGACTACGCCTAACTTCGGCTGGAGTGTTCCCACTTCGACCGACTTAGTAAAAGATGGAGCAACGGCGATCGAGACGCTTGGAGACTCTATCGACGCTTCTTTCGTAGATCTTAAAGGCGGAACGACTGGACAAGTATTAGCTAAAGCTTCTAACACAGATCTCGATTATTCATGGGTTACGACAGACGACGCTAACGCAATCCAGAACGCCATCGTCGACGCTAAGGGCGATCTTATAGCTGCAAGCGCAGCGGATACACCCGCTCGCCTAGCGGTAGGCAACAACGGCGAAACTCTCGTAGCAGATAGTTCCACCTCGACAGGATTGCGCTGGCAAGGTGATTACGCCGCTGGCAAGAACAAGATCATCAATGGTGACTTCGGTATCTGGCAGCGTGGAACATCTTTAACTGATCCTGCTGGTGGAGTTTATCTAGCCGATAGATGGCGTACAAATTATGCCGGTCTTGCGCCAACTGCTAGAACTTATAGCCAACAATCATTTACAGCAGGAACAGCACCTGTTGCAGGATATGAAGGAACTTTCTTTGCAAGAATGCTAGTCACAACAAAGGGAACTAACGTTAGATCAGGATTTGGGCAGCCTATAGAAAATGTTAGAACTTTTGCAGGTCAGGTTATGACTATTTCTTTTTATGCTAAATCAGATTCTAATCGTACGGGCGCGGTACAGATACAACAGAATTTCGGCTCAGGCGGTTCGGCTACTGTTGAGCAAGAATCAAGCATTAGTTTAACTTCTTCATGGCAACGCTTTACCCAGACCTTTACTGTTGGTTCAATGACTGGAAAAACCATTGGTACAAATAATGCTTTGATTATTAACATTTTCTGCAATTCCGCAGATGGTGCAACTCTTGATCTATGGGGAGTGCAGGTGGAAGCAGGTTCAGTCGCTACCGCTTTCCAAACTGCAACTGGAACAATTCAAGGAGAATTAGCCGCTTGCCAGCGTTACTATAACGCACCAAGCCTAACACCTTCTGCTCTTATGATTTACAGCGGATCTTCATCTGGTGGATTTAGCGCAAATGCTTACTCTAACTACTCTTTCCCAGTAGAAATGCGTACAACACCGACAGTTACATTTTATGCACACGATGCAAGTGCTGGGCAAGTTACTCTTTATGTTTCATCAACTGCCATTAAATCAACATCAGTTGCAGGTATTGGCTTACAGCCTTGGGGCTGGACTGGAAACTTTAGCGGCAGCACATGGAGCACAAACGCAGACTCGGGATTATTGGCGTTCGGATACAAAGCAGAAGCGGAGTTATAATGTCAAAATTTACCTATGAAGTAATTGAAACAACCAATCAAATTACAGGTGAAACTTTCACGAATGTAATGCGTTCAGATGGTGCGCTGATACCAGCAGATCTAGCCAACTCAGACTACCAACGCTATCTAAATCCAGAAGCGGAACAATCCACACCGAGCGTAGCGGCCGAATGAACTACCCAATCGGAACAGCTGCGGCAGTCGTCGAAGTAGCTCTTAAAGAAGTGGGTTACGTCGAAGAGCCAGAGAACATTACAAAGTTCGGTAAGTTCACTAAAGCCGATGGCTTACCTTGGTGCGGATCTTTCGTAAATTGGTGTTTCCATGAAGCGGGCGTAAAGCTTCCGTCGATGGTGTCAACAGCTGCGGGAGCGCATAAGCTAAAAGAAGTAAGTCGCTGGACAGAAGTAGAGCCGAAGATCGGCGATCTAGCGTTCATGGACTTTCCGCATGATGGCGTCGACCGTATTAGCCACATCGGAATAGTCGTGGGCGTTAAACCGAAGAGTGTAATTACAATCGAGGGAAACACTTCAGGATCAGGCGATCAACGCAACGGCGGAATGGTCATGGTAAAAGAGCGCGCATTCGGGAGCGGTAAAGAAGTCGTAGGCTTCGGACGTCCTAAGTTCGTGGCTTACGCTGGCGACTATCCAGTCGTCGAAGTACCTATCGAATCGGCAGCGAAGCCGAAGATCAAGGAGAAGAAGAGTGGAAAACTTAAAAGCTCTATTAGCAAGCTGGGCGCGTAGCTTCTTAGCTGCGTCTATTGCCGTCTACATGGCTGGCGTTCAAGATCCTAAGGCGATCGGTATGGCTGGCCTTGCCGCCGTTCTGCCTGTTGTCCTACGTTACTTAAATCCTAAAGACTCAGCTTTCGGGTTACAGGGGAAGTGACTCGGAAACTACTCGCGGGCGGGCTTTCCTTAGTCCTTTCGGTTGGCCTGTCCGCTTGTGGTTATCAGGGTTGGATTCGCTATGAATGCCAAGAATACGAGAACTGGGAAAAACCAGAATGCAAGCCGCCAGAGTGCGTCCCTACTGGAACGTGTACTAAAGACGTCCTTGGAGACGTATCACATGAGCCACACCCGACGCCGTAGTCCAGAAGAAGTCCACGCGCAGCTAATCCTCATCATCGGAGCTACTTTAGCGATGGTCTTCTTAATCGTTACTCTGGGAATTACTTACGCGCTTATCTTCGTCACGCAGCCGATCGGGAATCAAGCTCCTAATGACGCAGCTTTCATCGATCTACTAAAGACTCTTTCGATCTTCTTAACTGGATCTCTGGGCGGAGTGTTAGCGGGTAACGGATTGAAGTCCAAGCCGAAACTGCCAATCGACACGCCGATAAACACGCGGGAAAGTTGACCTAAGCGCGTTCTTACTTCACTCTATACGTAGGGAGCGCGAACGACGCTCCCAGTATCGGGAGCAACAAATGAACGAACTCGGAATCTTCGTAGCCATGTCTATAGCTGCGATCTTATGGTCTCTTATGAGCTACTCAGTCGGTTACAAAGAAGGACAGCGGGAAGGCTTTAAGCGTGGCCGCGCTATTTCACGCCGTATAACTAAGGACGTGAAGTAATGAGCTTCTTAGACAATTACGAAGACGTAGCAGCTCGAATCGCTCGTTTATGGGTTACACACCCTACAGCTAGAGTCCAGACTAACATCGTTGACTTTAACGCCGAGAAGGGTTACGTCCTTATTCAAGCCCAGATCTTCCGCGAGTATGAAGACATCAATCCATCGGCCACAGATTACGCATTCGGTAACGTGGCTACCTATAACGTCAACATGAAGAAGTTCTTCGTCGAGGACACTGTTACGTCAGCGATCGGAAGAGCCATCGGCTTACTTCTGGGAGCAGATAAGCGTCCAACTCGTCAGGACATGGAAAAGGTCGAGACTATTAGCGCGAAGGTAGCTAACTCAACGGCAGACGATTACGATCCTTGGACTCAGAAGTTCGGCGAAGTGCCTAGCTATAAGACAGCTGCAGAAGCAGAGCAGAGCGGAATCCCTAGCCTTGGATCATCGATGGACGAGATCAAGAAGCAGCTAGGCGGAGAACTTATCGAAGAAGCTCCACAGTGCAGCCATGGCCATCGTATCTGGAAGCAAGCCCACGAAGGCGCGCCTAAGAACTGGGGCGGATACTTCTGCACAGAACGCACTAAAGCGACGCAGTGCGCTCCCGCTTGGTACGTCTTAGCCAGCGATGGTAAATGGAAGCCACAGGTCTAACAGTGAGCGATTACATGGAGATTCTTTATCCGCAACAGATGATCGGTAAACTATTTAAGAATGGCGATGTAATTGCCGAGTATCAGATCGAACAGTGCGACAGCTGCGCGAAGCTTACAAAGTTCGATAAGTTCGGCTATACCAAGGGACAGGCTGACGAGAAGTTAATCTGGCTCTGTGGGTTATGTAGATGAAGGTTAAACCTACGATCGAGGATAAAGTTCTAGCTCACACAGTCGCGTTAGAACGTATCGCTCAGATCTACGGACAGCCAGATCATTCGAGCCGCTACGACCGATCTCTGGGCTTTCATGATTACGTCGCCCAAGTAGCCGAGTCTATTGTGGCCGAGATTCTGGTCGCCAGATTCTTAGGATTCGTTAACTTCGATCCCAGAGTTTCTAAGTTTAAGCAGACGGCAGACGTAGGCTCAAACATCGAAGTACGCTGGACACGCTACGACGCGGGACAGCTCATCGTCTACGAGAATGATCGAGTGACAGACGTGGCGATTCTGGTCACTGGAACATCGCCTAATTACAAGCTAGCGGGCTGGATTCCAGTAGCCATGGCCAAGCGGCCGAAGTATAAACACGCTAAACAGCCTACATGGTGGGTCACACAGCAAAACTTACAGCCCATCGAGAACTTGAAAGGGAGCAATTATGGAACAGCTACTTTATAAGTGTCGAGTCTGCAAGAAGTTCACTAAGCAGCTCATTCGTGTAATTACAGATAATCTTCCAGAAAACGTAAAGACTATTCAGTGCTGTGTCTGCTCGACTATGACGGTGGCACTAATTGGAGACGAAGATGGCGACTTATGAATACAGGTGTGAAGTCTGCTCTAAGCAGATCGAAGTCCAGCGATCCATCGAGGACAAACTTGCCAGAGATCCTTACTGTGAGAGCTGTACAGTGCCTATGAAGCGCGTCTACTCATTGGGTGGAATTGTGTTTAAGGGTAACGGCTGGGGCGGTAAGCCATGAGGGACATTACCGAAATGCTAAAAGAACTGGATCGAATGGAGTTCTGTTTAGAAGTAGACGGCTTTCAGACGGATTCAGATCCAATCGAAGCAGCTTTAGAGTATCTCTTAGAGGGTAAAACTGTAACTGTCAGCTTATGGAAAGATCATCGAGGTAAGCCATGAAGATTCTAGATCTATTCTGTGGCGGCGGCGGGGCGTCCGTGGGCTATGCAAGAGCTGGCTTCACAGTCGTAGGCGTCGACATGGTTAAGAAGAAGAATTATCCTTACGAGTTCATCAAGGGCGACGCTATGGAAATCCTTAAAGACTTGGATTTCCTAAATACTTTTGACGTTATTCACGCTTCGCCACCATGCCAGTTCTACACAGTGGCGGGAAACCTTATGCGCGCGCAAGGAAACACTACATCGAAGCCAGATTTACTCGATCCTGTACGACAGGCCTTAATCGCTTGGGGCGGTAAATACATCATCGAGAACGTAGTGGGCGCGCCTATGGGCGGGATTACTCTTTGCGGATCATCGTTCGGGCTAAAAGTAAGACGTCACCGTAAGTTCGAGTCCAACATGGAACTAACGACGCTCGAATGCAGACATAAAGAGCAAGGCCGCCCAGTGGGAGTCTATGGATCTATGAACGACGAGATCCCGAAAGGCGGACGTACAGCTAAGACACTCAAAGAAGGTCAGGACGCTATGGGTATCGACTGGCTCGGCTGGAACTCACTTAAAGAGTCGATTCCGCCTATTTACACAGAACACTTAGGACGACAGATTATGGAGCAACTATGAAGAAGTTATCCACAGAAGTAATCCACAGGCTGTGCGCAACGCCCAAGGAGACGCTCATTACACTGTTAAACTTGACACCCTTGGTACGCTGTTATCGCTTGAAGCGAGCCGCTATCGCGGTTAGCTCGCAAGGGCGAAAGCAGCTAATGGGCGCGGTCTATGTCCTAGCGGCCATCACTTCAATAACAAGCATTCCAGAAGCAACAGCTAAGAACTATTCAATAGATCATCTAAAGCTCTACGCACATTCAAGGATTCTTGATTATAAAGAGTTTCAGTGCTTCAATCGAATCATCACTAAAGAATCCAGATGGTCTTACACAGCTAAGAACGGAAGCCATTACGGACTAGGACAGATGAGATCTAAGCATTACAGAGACTTAGATCCTTATCGCCAGATAGACGCTACTCTTAAATACATAACACATCGTTATAAGAGCAGCTGTAAAGCGTGGGCATTCCATCAAGATCGGAACTATTACTAATGACACTACACTCACAGCGTAAGAGCAACAGCACACAGTGGAAGAAGCTAAGGCTTCGGATACTACAGAGAGACGGTTATGTCTGCTTCTGGTGTGGCAGTGAAGCTAACACTTGCGACCATGTAATCCCAGTAGCTAGAGGCGGGTCAGATGATCCAGATAACCTAGTGGCAGCCTGGTCCTTTGGATAGCCCAACTTATC